AGACTGTTACAGTTACTGGCACTAAGCGTGCTGTTGACCAAGCAGGTGTTGCTGATGAATACGCATACCAGCTCAAAAAGCGTGGTACCGAACTTCGTCGTGACGTTGAGTTTGACTTGGTAAACGGTTGGAAATCTTCTAACGGCTCTGGCACACGTACTTTCGGTGGCTATCAGTCTTGGATTAACTACACTGCCGCTACTACAACTCCTGCTACAGCACTAAACGTGTTGGCTGTTCCCGGTGACTATACTGCTCCTACTAATCCTGGTGGTGGTGTCTGCGGTACATTCGCTAACGTTATTGCTGGTGACAAGGTATCTTTGGCTCTGTCACACGTTGACACAGTTATGCAAGGCATCTATGAAAACGGTGGTAAAGCCACTAAGTTGATGTTGTCTCCTGCTAACCGTCGTGTGTTCTCTGCTAAGGCTCAGTCTGCAGGTTCCGTTACAGGTTCTACTGGTGATTCTAACGTTCGTCGAAATATTGACGCTGATGGTAAGCTCCGTCAGTCAGTTGAAATCTACATGTCTGACTTTGGTGACATTATGGTTGTTCCTAACTACGTAATGGGTATTTCTAATACAAACGTTGCTGGTGTGAACGATGTGGCTAACTTTACAGCATTCGTATATGATCCAATGTGGTTCAGCTACGCTAGCTTGCGTCCTCTGCAAGAAGTTGACCTTGGTCAGCTTGGTGACTCTATCATCGGTCAGATCGTTGAAGAGGGTACACTTGAGTGCCGTAATCCTAAGGGTTGCGGTATGATCTTTGGTTTGTCAGGTGCTTAATAGTAGCTACTAACCTATAAGAGGGGAGGTGAGGGAAACCTCGCTTCCCTTTTTTATTTATCTCAAAAGGAACACAAATGGAATTTCTACGAATTACTGCGACAAACGGTACTCGAACATATATTCCTGATAATTACGTAGTTAATATTAGTACATCTGCTGATACTCTGGACGCTGGTTCAGACTATCGAGCACCTAATGTTATTCGTGGAAAAATTACTCAGGTAAAATATTATGATGGTGCTGACACTACTGCGGGAGCTATTGTTGTTGCGGCTGTTACAGCTTTCAACGGCTCTAACACAAAATATGAATACGGTTGTTTTACCATTGACGGTGCTTTTAGTGCCGCAATGACTAACTAAATACAAGAGGACACATGGGCTTTCTATCACAAGACGGAAACAAAAATAGTTTCCAAGTTAAAACTGATGAAGAGAATTTTCAACTAGTACAAGATGTGAGTGCATACAAAGATTATGCAGCACAACAAAGAGAATTAGATTCATTTGCCGCCAACGGTCGGACATACCGTTCATTTGCAATTATCCCTGATATTGTAGCTATTGATATCCTGACTAAATATGGTCTTGATATTCATTCAGATACATTCATGCAGGAACCTACAAATGTAAGACGATTAAAACAAATTATTGAAACAAACTATCCTTTACTTAAAACAAGTAATGTAAAGGCACTCTGATTTTACAGGAGAATAATCTATGGCAACCCCACGATATGACGCACTCGTAGACAAAGTACGTGACTGGTCAAACAAACCCGAAGTAAATACTATTCCAGATAGCGTCATTCAAGATTGCCTAGCTTATTCTGCCGATGAATGCTATCGAGTATTACGTATTCCTCCACTTGAAACAACTATTACATATACTGTTGAAGCAGGTGATAATGTAGGAGATGGTAGTGCTGGCTTACCTTATGGAAATGCTTATACATGCTTTGATATTCCAGAAGATTTAATTCAATTTACTTATGTGCGTACATTAGCACAAGATAATATTGGTACATCATACTCTACTTATCCTTCAAATGTAAGTAAAGTATTTAATGAAGTGACAGATTCACGAACATTCTTTGATTTATACAGTGAAAAATATTCTGTATATAACTGGATGTGGAAAGATGGTAAAGTGTTTATTCATCCACAGTTAGCTGTTGGTGCTATACTAGAAATTAGTTATTATCGTAGGCTTCCAGCACTTAACGCTACATACAGTGTTATTCCAGTTAACTATGTTATCGGATTGTCTGATGCGGCTCAACCATACTTGACACTCACTGGTGTTAACACAGATACACCACTGTATTTTTCTACGTCAGCTGGTGTTCAAAGAGTGTTTGCTACTTCTGCTGAAGCTGCCGCATATAACCCAACAGTTACTACAAAGTACTATGTTGGTAATGAAGTAAACAATTGGCTAAGAGATGAAAACGAAAGACTCCTTATATGGGGAGCATTATATAATTTAGGTTCTTATCTATTCGATGAAAAGATGGAACAAAGATACGAAAAGAAATTTGCTGAGAATGTATTCTCACTGAATAAAGAAGAAAAGTGGCGTAGGGCTTCTGGAGGTAACGTACAAGTTAACTTCAATACTAATGGACTCATCTAAGGAGGTATAAATGGCATATCAAGTAAATCCGGGAACAACCGGAAATATGTCTGACGGTGGTGAGTACGATAACTTTGATGAAGTAACGTCAGCTCAGTACCCTAATGCGGCTGCTTCAAGTGCGGCTCAAGCGGCTCTTAGTGCTGCTGCAGCTGCTGCAAGTGCTGCTGATGCGGCTGAATCTGTAACAGAGATTGGTACAGCAGTACAAGATGCAGAAGATGCGGCTAGTGCTGCTGCAGTAAGTGAAGCAAATGCTTTAATATCAGCTACTAATGCGGCTGGCTCTGCTAGTACTGCTTCTAATGCGGCTACTAATGCAACAACCCAAGCTGGTATTGCAACTACACAAGCAGGGATTGCTACCACTCAAGCTACTAATGCGGCTAACAGTGCTACTACGGCATCAACCCAAGCAGGTATTGCAACGACACAAGCAACTAACGCTTCTGCCAGTGCAACTACCGCAACAACCCAAGCTGGGATTGCAACCACACAAGCAACTAATGCGGCTAACAGTGCAGTTAGTGCTGGGGTTCAAGCTTCTAATGCTTCCTCTAGTGCAACTACTGCTGCTACACAAGCTGGTATTGCTACTACCCAAGCTACAAATGCAGCTGCAAGTGCAACTACTGCTACTACACAGGCTAATACAGCTACTACTCAAGCATCTAATGCTTCTAATAGTGCGGCAACTTCTACTGCACAAGCTACTATTTCAACAACACAAGCAGGTATTGCTACTACTCAAGCGGGTATTGCAACCACCCAAGCCGCAAATGCTCTTATCAGTGCAACAGCCGCTGAAGCTGCTTATGACTCATTTGATGACCGTTACCTTGGTGCAAAAACAAGTGATCCAACAGTAGATAATGATGGTAATGCTCTGATTACAGGGGCAATGTATTTTAATTCAACTAGTAGCATCATGAAGGTGTACACTGGTTCTGCTTGGATGAATACTCCGGGTATTGCTACAGGTGGTACAGCAGGACAAGTTCTTTCTAAAGTAAGTAGCACTAACTATGATACTACATGGGTAAGTCTTACTGGTGGTCTTATATATGGTGGTACATGGAACGCATCTACCAATACACCTACATTGACTTCATCTGTAGGTACTCAAGGAACGTACTATGTAGTATCTGTTTCTGGTAGTACTGATCTTAATGGTATTACGGATTGGGTCATTGGTGACTGGGCTATTTTTAACGGTTCAACATGGCAGAAAATTGACCAGACTAACTTGGTTACTTCTGTTGCTGGTCGTACAGGTAATGTTGTATTATCTAACACAGACATCTCTGGGCTAGGTACTGCGGCTACTCAAAACAGTACAGCATTTGCTACTGCAGCTCAAGGTGCAACAGCCGACACAGCTATTCAAACATTGACGTCTGTAGATGGCAGTGTTGTGATTAGTCCAACAGGTACTACAAGAGACCTGTCTGTAGGTGTTGCAGGTAGTACTGCTACATTAATTGCTGGAGTACGTAATGAGACTGGTGCAACACTTACTAAAGGTACTGTTGTATACATTAGTGGTGCATCAGGCAACAAAGCTCTTGTAACAAAAGCTAATGCTTCAGCTGATGCTACTTCAGCACAAACATTTGGTGTCATACAAGCAGACATCAGCAACAATAACAATGGTTATGTAGTTATTATTGGTGTTGTTAGTAATTTAAATACTTCTGCATATGCTGATGGTGCTCAACTGTATCTTAGCGGAACTACTGCAGGTACATTTACTAACATTAAACCATATGCACCTATTCACTTGGTGTATGTAGGTATTGTTACTCGTAGCCATGCTACACAGGGTACTATTGAAGTTAAAATTCAAAATGGTTATGAGATGGATGAGCTACATGATGTGTCTGCTCAAAACCCAGTTAATGGGCAAACTCTTGTATATAATCAAACAACTAGTTTGTGGGAAAAAGCTAATCTAACTGCTGGTACAGGTATCTCTGTTACAAACGGTGCAGGATCAATTACTATTGCAGCTACAAACAGTGGTACAGTTACGTCAGTAACGGGTACGTCTCCTGTTGTGTCTAGCGGTGGAGCAACTCCTGATATTAGTTTGGCGGCTTCATATGGTGATACACAAAATCCGTATGCATCTAAAACTGCAAACTTTGTATTAGCGGCTCCTGATGGAACAGCTGGTGTACCAACATTTAGAGCAGTTGTTGCTTCTGATATACCAACATTAAACCAAAATACAACGGGTACTGCTGCAGGGCTATCTAGTACTCTTGCAATAACTTCTGGTGGTACAGGTCAGACAACTGCTAATACTGCATTTAATGCTCTTGCACCTAGTCAAACAAGTAATGCTAATAAGTATCTTAAGACAGACGGTACAAACACATCATGGGCTACAGTAGAAGCATTACCTTCTCAGACAAGTCAATCAGGTAAATACCTTACGACAGACGGTACAACTGCCTCTTGGTCTCCGGTAACATTACCTACACAGACATACACACGTACATCTTTTATTGCTACGTCAGGTCAAACTACATTTACAGTAAACTATACATCAGCACTATTGCAAGTATATCTTAATGGTGTGTTGTTAGATAGTACTGACTACACTGCATCTAATGGAACAACTTTTGTTCTTGCATCCGCTGCAGCATTAAACGATATTGTTGAAGCAATTGTATATAATGTTCTTAATGTAGGTCAGATAGCGGCTAACGGAGTTGTTGGTGGTACAAACGGTTATGTACTTACATCAAACGGTACAGCAGGGGCATGGTTACCAGCGCCTGTATCATTACCTTCTCAAACAAGTCAAGCAGGTAAATATCTTACAACAGATGGTACAACAGCATCATGGGGTGTTGTGTCTGCTGGTGGTGGACCAATTACATTTAACGCTGATTCAGTATCAACTAATCAAACAATCTCATCCGGAACAAATGGTTTCTCTGTTGGTCCAGTAACTATTCAGAGTGGTTACTCTGTGACTGTAGCTAGTGGACAACGATGGGTAATTATTTAAGGAGAAATATATGAGTGAAATTAGAGCTGGTACTACGAGTACCACAGCACTAGTTACTACAGGTGATACTAGTGGTAATATTGTATTGACACCTGATAGTGGTGTTGCAATTATTAATTCTACTGGTGCTTTAAAAATTCCAGTAGGTACTACTGCACAAAGACCAAGTAGCCCAACAAATGGTTATATGCGTTATAATACTACACTAGATAATTTAGAGATTTATAAAAATAATTCTTGGTCTACTATACAAGCAGGTATTAATGCTATAGGTGGAACAATTGCAATTTCAGGTGGCTATGTATATCACACATTTACTACTAGTGGTACTCTTACCGTTAATTCTGGTTCCGCAATAGCTCAAACTTTAATAATTGCTGGAGGAGGTGGAGGTGGTGGCAATACTACTTACAACGGTAATGGTGGTGGAGGAGCAGGCGGTCTTGTTTACAATAGCTCAGTTACTTTATCTGCAGGAGCTTATAATGTAACTGTTGGAGCAGGGGGTGGTGCTGGTGCATTAAGTGTAAACCCAACAAATGGCGGAAATTCTTCAATTTCAAACTTAAGCTTAACTACTGCTATTGGCGGTGGATCTGGTTGCCACGGAGGTGATTACAATGGTCCTGCTGCCCAAAATGGTGGATCCGGTGGTGGAGGTGGCGGGTCTACAAGTACAGTACCCGGATCAGGAACTTCAGGTCAAGGTTTTGCTGGTGGTACAGGAGATATCGGTGGAGGGGGTGGAGGAGGTGCTGGTGCTGTTGGTTCAAACGGAGCTGGTGGAGGTACTTCTCGTGGTGGTAATGGTGGCTCAGGAGTAAATACTTATTCAACTTGGGCATCTGCAACTTCTACAGGAGTTTCTGGATACTACGCAGGAGGCGGTGGCGGTTCTTCCTCCGGTGTTTCTCTTGGTTCTTCAGGTGGTGCGGGTGGTGGTGGTAACGGTGGTGGTGAAAATAATTCGCCAGCTGGTTCTGCCGGTACTGTTAACACAGGTAGTGGCGGGGGCGCAGGTCGTGGTGGCGGTGCTCCGGGCAATGGCTATTCAGGCGGCTCTGGTCTTGTAATTATTCGCTACTCAATTTAAAGGCATAACATGACAACAATAATTAATGCCGACAATGGCGTTGTGTCCGGTTCTGCAGGACTTAAAACAAGTGCAGACTCTAGTGGTGTCCTTGAGTTACAGACTAATGGTACTACTGCGCTTACTGTAAATACATTACAAAATGCAACATTTAATTCTACTGGTAGTTTAACAATACCCGTTGGCACAACTGCACAACGACCATCTAGCCCCGTTAATGGAATGGTTAGGTTTAATACTACACTTGGTTATAACGAATGGTATTCGTCAATAGTTGGGTGGTTACCTATTTCACAACCTCCTTCTTATAGTGCGGATGTGTTAATTGTTGCAGGTGGTGGTGGTGGCTCTCAAAATATTGCTGGTGGTGGCGCAGGTGGTGCGGTTCAAGAAACATTAAATGTTTCGCCTTCATCTGCTTACACAATTGTAATTGGTGCTGGCGGTGCGGCTGATTCAAACGCAAATGGTAATGGTGTAAATTCAACCATGACCAATGTAACTGTTGCAATAGGTGGGGGTAAGGCTTCTGGAAGTGCTGGTGGCACTTATTCCGCTGGCAATGGTGGTTCTGGAGGTGGAGGCCAAGACACTGGTGGTTACATAAATGGTGGTTTAGGTACGGCAGGACAAGGCAATAATGGCGGGAGTAATGTTAATGCTGGTGCATCAGGTGGTGGCGGTGGCGGTGCTGGTGCAGTAGGCGCAACTGGTACTACTAACTATCTTGGTGGTGCAGGTGGTGACGGGGTTAATTGGAAATCCGTTGGAACTTATTATGCAGGTGGTGGTGGCGGTGCTGGTTCATCAGGTTATGCCGCAGGTGGATTAGGCGGTGGAGGCGGTGGTGGAAGAGTTTCTATGAGAAATGCAATAGCAGGAACTGCCAATACAGGCGGTGGAGGCGGTGGAGGCTATGCGGTTTCTGGAGCAGCTGGAGGTTCTGGTATTTGTATTGTTAGATACCTTGGTTCTCAGCGTGGTTCAGGAGGGACAATAACTTTTTCTAATGGCTACACATATCACACTTTTACAGCTTCTGGTACATTTATAGCATAACTAACTTTTTAAAGGAAACAAATAACATGGCACATTTTGCAAAAGTAACAGACGGAAAAGTAACGCAAGTAATCGTTGCTGAACCAGAATTCTTTACAACATTCGTGGACACAAGTCCCGGTGAATGGATTCAAACATCATACAACACACACGGTGGAGTACACGCAAATGGCGGTACACCTCTCCGTAAGAATTATGCGGGTATTGGTTATACATATGACCGTACTCGTGACGCATTTATTCCTCCACAACCGTTTGCTTCATGGACTCTTAATGAAACAACATGCTTGTGGGATTCACCAACACCATACCCTACTGATGGTAAAATTTATAGTTGGGACGAACCTACTACAGCTTGGGTTGAAGTAACAACAACTTAAGGAGTAATAATGGCGGCAATTATTAATGGGACAACAGGTATTAGTTACCCAAGTTGGACAACATCAGCAAGACCAACATCACCTGTTATTGGACAAACAGGTTTTAACACTACTTTAAATCAACTTGAGGTTTATGGTAGTGCAGGATGGGCACAAATAAGTACTATTTCTCCCACTCTAATTTCCGTATCAGGATATATTTTTAATGGTATTTCAACTACATTGTCTGTAACAGGTACAGGATTTGGGACTGGAGCAGGTGTTGTTAGATTTACCTCTGGAGCTACACAAGCTACAGTAAGCGTAACACCCTCTAGCCAAACAAGTCTAAATGTTACAATACCATCTACTATTTACGCTTTATCAGGTGGTACTACTGTAACAATGGCTTATACAAATGATCAATCTGTTACTACTACAGGTCTTGATGTACTAGTTCGTGGTGCTCCTACTGGTGGAACAATAACTACAACAGGAAGCTATAGGGTACACACCTTTACAAGCTCGGATAACTTTGTTATTCCTTCAACATTTCCCTTATCAACTTTATCAACACAATACCTTGTTGTAGCTGGTGGGGGTGGGGGAGGAGCTGGTAATGGTCCACCAAGCGCTTCCGGTGGTGGAGGTGGTGCAGGTGGATATCGCTCCTCTGTTACTGGTGAATCTTCAGGTGGTGGTGCTTCTGCTGAGTCAGCATTGAGTTTAGTTTTAGGATCTTATACTGTTACTATTGGTGGGGGTGGTGCTGGTGTACAAGATCAAAATGGTACTAATGGTCAAAATAGCGTTTTTGCTACTATTACTTCATTAGGTGGTGGTGGTGGTCAATGCGGCACTACAGGTTTTGTCTCTGGCGGTTCAGGTGGAGGCGCTGACTACAATTCCACAGGTGGTTCAGGAACATCAGGTCAAGGATATGCTGGTGGTGGTGGTCGTACAAACCCGTATTACGGAGGGGGCGGTGGTGGTGCTGGAGCTGTAGGTGCAGATTACAACACTAATTCTGGTCGCAATGGCGATGGTGGAATAGGTGTCACATCATCTATAAATGGAACAGCTACTTATCGTGCAGGTGGAGGGGGTTCCGGTGTTTATAACCCTGACTCTACAGGTGTAGGCTTAGGCGGTCTAGGCGGTGGAGGCAATGGTGGCACAGTAACTGGTGGTAGCGCAGTTAATGGAACTGCTAACACAGGAGGTGGTGCAGGTGGAGGTCCAAGGCTTCCTGCAAACGGTGGTTCTGGTGTTGTTATTGTTCGTTATATTTTACCAACTTAAAGGACTACCATGAACGAAGAAGTAAGTCACTCACAAATATACGAACGACTCCTAGCTGTAGAAGCTAAAGTAGATAAACTAGATAAAAGCACTGAAGAAGTAGTCAAAGCTTTTAACGCAGCTCAAGGTGCATTTACTGTCCTTGAGTGGATTGCCAGAGCAGTTAAACCAATTATTGTTGTTGGTGCTTTCTTTGGTGCATTATGGTTAGCTATAGATAATAAACTACATAAGTAATGTTTATTTCTGCTATTAGTTTTATTATAGCACTTAATCTTCCTATTAAAGAAGAATACAGATGTATTAGATGGTCTTGGTCAGGTGACGTATACAATCGAAAAGTCGTTTGTTTAGAATGGAAAAGGAAAGATAAGAAATGATTGATCCTCTAACAGCCCTAGCGGGTATACAGTCAGCAATTAACATGGTTAAGAAAGCTAGCAAAGTAGCTAATGACTTAGGATCTCTTGCTCCTATGATAGCAAAAATGTTTGATGCCAAAAGTGTAGCTACTAAGGCATTAGTTGAAACAAAAAAGAGTAAAGGTTCCAATATGGGAACTGCTCTTCAGATTGAAATGGCTCTTGAACAAGCCAGAGCTTTTGAAGAAGAACTTAAAATGTTGTTTATGCAGACAGGTAAGATTGATGTCTGGAATAAAATTAAAGCTAGACAAGCTGAAATGGATAGAGACGATGCAGTAGCTATTCGTAAAATGAAAGATGCTGAAAAGAAAGCCAAAGAGAAAGAACAAGAAATAAATGAAATAGCTATGATCATAGGTGGTTCATTCTTTGTTTTGTTTTTACTCTTTGTTGGTGTTAACGAATTAGTAAACTTCTGTGCAACTACACATAGGTGTGGAAGATGAATGAGTATCAGAAGACATTTGATTTATGCTTAAAGATATTTGTGTATGGTGTTGTAGCCTTATACTTCTTAGGTTTTCTTAAATTTCTTCCCGATGATCTTTCTAATAAGATTGTTGCTTTATTATTAAGTAAGATAGGATTATAATATATGTTAGATATTTTAAGTGGTGGTATTCTAGGATCACTCTTTGGAGGTATCTTTAGACTAGCCCCTGAAGTCCTCAAGTGGTTGGATAAGAAAGATGAACGTGTACATGAGCTTAATATGTTTAAGTTCCAGTGTGACTTAGAGGCTCAACGTGGTCAACAGAAGTTAGCTGAGATTGGTGCTCAACGTGAAGCCGCTATTGATGTTGGTGTTATGGGTGCTTTCCAGTCTGCTATTGAACAACAAACAGAAATGGTTAAAGCCGCTGGTGGTGGTTTTGTAGCCGCATTATCAGCCTCAGTACGACCCGTAGTAACATACTGGATCTTAGCCTTATGGTCTTTTGTTCATGTATGGTTAGCCTACAATTCATGGGTTAGCGGTATGCCTCCAGTAGAAGTATTCAAGGTAATGATGTCAGCAGACTTTGCGGCTCTTGTCTCTGGTACTCTTAACTATTGGTTCCTTGACAGAACACTAAGCAAACGTGGACTATGAACTTAACTATAGCCGCGGACTTGTGCAAACACTTTGAAGGCTTTAGTTCTAAGCCTTATATGTGTCCTGCTAACGTAGCTACTATTGGCTACGGCAGTACATACTATGCTGACGGTAGAAAAGTAACGCTTCAGGATCCTCCTATGAGTGAACCTGAGGCTTACAAGTTACTACTTGCAGAATTACATCATACCTATTTGCCGGGTGCTCTTAGGTATTGTCCTGTACTGGCTACAGATGAAAAGAAATTAAATGCCATTGTTGACTTCTGTTACAACTTAGGTGTAGGTAGACTACAGACAAGTACATTAAGACGAAAGATTAATGAACAAGACTGGGCAGCTGCTAAAGATGAACTGAAGAAATGGAATAAAGGTGGGGGTAAAGTATTGGCTGGTCTTGACAAAAGACGCAAGGCTGAATGTGCTTTACTTGGTACCTAATAGTAATAAAAAGGATATCTCATGGCAACACCAATTACAGACCTAGGCAAGGGAGGTCTGAACACAGACTTATCACCCTTGATTGTTTCTCCTAATGTTTTTTCAGATGTATTGAACGTTCGATTTGACGACAATGCAGTACAAACAATTACAGGCGAAGGGGCATACAGGACTGTAGCTATTACGCCTGACTACGGTATCCACTGGAAACGTCCAGACCAAGGATATAATATCTTTGCTAAGAATGGAGCTATTGTTCGAGTAGATGCAGCAGGGAATTCATCTAATATGTTTTCCTCTGCTGATGTCTTATACAATAATAGTGATTGGCAAGGAACCTTATTTAACGGTGGATTTGCTGTTGTAGTAAACAACGGTCAAACAACTCCATTGTACTGTTTATATGGTAGTGCTTCAGCAGGATCTACATTTCAACCGTTACCCGGATGGAACTATTTAGCTGGTCTTACAGTAACTGCTAAAGTAATCAGATCACTTAACTATTCTCTTGTTGCCGCTAACCTTACACTAACGGAGAGTGGCATTGTAACATATGCCCCAGGAACTGTACGTGTTTCTGTTCAGGCTCCTACAGGTAACATCCCTCAAGTATGGGCACCCGGAGTAACAACAGACACAGCTGATGAGTTTGAACTTAGTTCTACCTCTCAAATTCTTGATATGCTTGACCTCAGGGGTAGCATGTTTATTTACTCTGAAGACAGTATTAATATATTGTCTATTGGTAATGTAACTAAAGTAACTCCATACTCAAAGTCTTATGGTATCCTCAGTACAGATTGTGTATGTGAGTTTGATGGTAATCACTTTGTAGTAGACCGTAATGACATCTATGTTCATAATGGTTCAGGCAGTATTGAGTCTATTGCTGACTTTAGAATTAAAAAGTATTTCTTTAATAATTTAAATAAGAGTTATACTAATAAAGTTCATGTTGTACGTAATCCTTTCTTTAAAGAAATCTGGATTAACTATCCTAAGGGATCTGCAACAACTTGTACTGAAGCTCTTATATTTAATTATAAAAATAATACATGGACAAAGAGAACATTAGCTAATGTAACTTATACATTCAATGCTCCTCAAAATGTTAGTAATACATTTAATTATGCTAAACAAGAGTTGTTGTTTACAACTAACTCAACACAAACACTTATCACAAATGATGCATATCTAATGTATAATGGTTCATCATTTGCGACATATAACTCTTATATATCTAAAAAGATTAATACAGGAGACTTAACTGGTAGTTCTCTTATCAACGCTATATATCCTGTCTTTGACAAAGTATCTGCAACTGCTAGTATTGATATCAAAGCTCTTGGTCAAAATAATTATATAGATAATCCTACATATACGTCTGCTGATGTATTTACATTTCTTCCTAACAATCAAAAGTCTCAGGGATACAAAGTTGATCCTCGAGTTAACGGTCGTGTAATGAATCTATATATTACATCAACAGACTACTGGAGACTTTCTTCTCTTGCATTTGATGTACGACCAGCTGATCGGAGATAATCTATGTTTAATCCTCCTATAACAGGGAATAAAGAGCTTGATGCTTATCTGTATGACTTAAGTTTAAACTTAGATGGTACAACAGGAACAGTAGAGCCTAGCCCTGATATTCCCGGTGGAGACCCAGGAACCTATACTTATCAATATATTAGTGTTAAGTATGCTACAGATAACGTAGGTACAGGGTTCTCTAATACACCTACTAATAAGACTTACTTTGGTATTTATAATAGTGACTCATCAACAGAGTCAACTAATCCAGCAGACTACACTTGGTATCTTTCAGGATTTCCTTTTGGTACTACTTACTTTCTTTACTACCTTATCTTAGGTGGTCGTAAGATTAAGTTTGCTGTTAATACTTCACCGCCAGACTATCATTGGAAGGTAGATGATGGCACTGCTATTGACTTAGATACTATTGTACCTCCATCTACTGTTTCATTTAATGAGATTATGAATGGAGCAGTAACAGAGCTTAAGATTGCGGCTAATGCTGTAACTGCTACTAAGATTAATGTAGCGGCTCTTGACCAAGCCTTTGGTGACCTTAGACCTAATACAGTGTCTGCCGCACAAATTGCTACAGGTGCTGTTACTGAATTAAAACTTCTTGATGGTGCTGTTACTGCGGCTAAGACTGCAGTTGCCGCTATTAACCCTTCAACAGGTAATCTTGCGGCTAACTCGGTAGCGGCTAACAATATTCAAGCTGGTACAATTACTGGTGATAAGATCTTTGCTAATACTATTACTGGCGCTAATATTGCAGCGTTAACTATTGGTGCTCAAGCTATTGCGGCTCAAGCTATTACAGCTGTTAAGATTGAGTCAGGTGCAGTTACATCAGACAAGATTTTTGCTGGTGCTGTTACATCAGATAAGATTACTGTAAACAACCTTGCCGCTATTAGTGCTAACATGGGTACTATTACTGCGGGAACATTGTCTGCGGGAACTGCATTTGCAGGATCTTTAACAGTAGGCTCTAGCCCTGCCGTTAGTGGTACAACTATGACTGGTTCAGGGGCTAAGATAAATAACACAGGTACATTTGCTATTGGTAATTCATCTACTAATATTACTTATAATGGTAGTGCTATGTACCTTAATGGTAACGTAGTTTCTACAGGTAATCTTAACAGTAACTCTGTTACAGTACCTGCAAATGTTTCAACATACCTTGGTACTTCTGTCAACAAAAATGGTCCAGGAGTTTGGCAACAAATTGGTGGTGTAGCTACTACTTACGCTAGTACACCTGATGCTGTTCTTGTTACAGTATCTCTTAATTTGTTCTATACATCTGGTGCAGGAACAACTGCTTCTTTTGTTAGAGTTGTAGAATTAAATAGCGGTATTGCTACTGCTGTAAATGGTATTACACATACTAACTCTACAATTCTTTCTTTAACAATTAATATGACAGGTATTGGTAGTGGAGCAAGAACTTTTATGGTTGAAGTAGGACAAGAAACAGGTGGACCTTCTTTCATAATTGGTAATGCAAGTTTAACAACATTGGCGACTTATCGATGAACACATATTACGTACAATACAATTTAAACAATGGTAGAATCATTGGTAGCGGAGTAACACAATTAGAAGTTGTAAATTC